GGATTCACGCCCTTGATGCCGTCGAGGGTGACGAGCATGAAGTGGAGCATGTCCTCGTCAGGCCAGACCCCGGAAAGCCAGGAGCGGTTGGGATCCGGGCACTGGACCCGGTACCATTTATACCTGCCGTTCACGAGGGTGATGCCGGTGACCCAGGACGGATGGATCTGGTGGAGGGCAATCGGGCTGCCGCCGCCGTCGCGCTCGATGTAGGCGTAGGCGTTGCCCCAGCCGTCCAGCCACGTGTTGATCACGTTCCAGAAGTCGAACTTGTCCGTATAGGAGTTCGGGCGGACGTTGATCACCCGGAAGGCGGGATGCTGCGGGGCATCGACGAGGCCTTCCGACGTGCGCTTCTTGACATATTTGGGGAAGGAGGCGATGTTCTCCGACCGGATCCGGATGCCCGCATACAGGGCGGTAACCTTCAGCGCAGCCTGGTTGTTGACGGACACGCCAAAAGGGGCGGCCGCCCCGACAATACTGTCAGGGGCCACCGTCACGGTAGCATCACTTCTACGTGATGCCATCCATTTGCTTATTCTGGTAAATAGAGGCATAGAAGCGATCTTTGTGCAAAGATATGGCACAAGGATGCTTCCGGACGGGACATTTGTCCCGTTGTTTATCTATGCCTTGACATTCTTTCTCGGGCCTTCCGGAAGGCCTCGTAGGAGGGGTATTTCGGCTCGCCGTACTCGGCCTCGTACTCCAGCTCCATCTGCGCGTAGCAAGCCCGGAAAGTGAGCTTCCCGCCCTTCCGGCGGTCCGCCTGGATGCGCTCCCAGAATACCTCCGAGAAGCCGCTCCTGGTCACCATTCGCTTCAAGTCTTCCATATCAGTCGTCCATCGAGATTACACGGAGGCCGTGGTCCTTGTAGATCTCCTTCGTCTCGCCGCCGGTCTCGTCGAGCCATCCAAAGACGGCATCAGCCAGGGCGACCACGCCGTCGATCTTGTTGCGGCTGCGGGCCTTGTCCAATTTGATGTTGGCGTTCGGGTCGGTGTAGATCACCACGTTACTGAACATCCACCGGATGACGGGATTGTCCAGGAAATTCAGCCGGTGCTGAAGGACCGCCGACTGGATCCACTTCGACGGGACGCTCATGTACCGGATGCTCTGCTGCGCTGCGAGCAGCTCGTCCTTGTACCGGCTCAGCTTGGGCAGGATGTTCCACATCGCCCAGGGGTCATAGCTCACCTTTTTCACGTCGTAGGGCTCCAGCTCCTTCAGCAGGAAGTCCACGAACCAGTCCTCGTCCAGGACCTTGCCGGGGGTGATGGTCAGCCAGCCCCGATCCGCCCAGAGCCGGTAGTCCACCCGGTCCTTCACCTCCTCCACCTTCGCCTCGGGAACCACGAAGAGGAAGCGGGCGACATTGAACCTGGGGAAGAACAGGCAGACCGCCGAGATGTCGCTCTTGGACGCGAGGTCCAGACCGACGTAGCACTCCTCGTGTCGGAGGTCCTCCTGGTCGAAGGGCGCGTTGTTCGCCTCGACGTCCTCGTCCTCTATCCAGGTGTCCGGAGCGTTCACCCACCAGTTGAGGTCCTTCGTCTTGAAGTTGGTCACATACGACCCGCCACGAGTCTTCGCCTCGTTATAGACACTCCACATGTAGTCCCACGTCTTGGAGACACCGAGGTTCGGGTTCAGCTTCTTCCAGACCTCCACGTCCTCCCAGTCGTCGCCCTTGTCCGGGGTGTACAGGAAGAAGAAGTGGTCCTCCTCCAGGGGCAGCACGCCCTCCAGCTCCTTGATGTAGTCCTCGATGTCGCGGAAGTACGGAACGGATGTGTCCAGTCCGGCCGTGGAGATCCTGAAGATGACCGGCTGCGCCCGGGCGCTGGTGCCCGTCTTGATCACGTCCGTCATCTTCGTGTTAGGCCAGGCGTGGACCTCGTCGCAGATGGCCGCACTGATGTTGAGGCCATCCTTGTTCTCCGTGTCCTTGCTCAGGGGCTTGAACACACCGACGGAGCCAGGCACCTTCAGGCCCCAGTTGTAGATCTTGACCATCGGTGCGAAGATGGACCTCTTGACAAGCGTCTCGGCAGCGTCATAGCAGAGGCGGGCCTGCGCCTGGTCCGTGGCAGCCGTGTACACCTCGGGGCCGGACTCCCCGTCCAGCAGCAGGAGGAACAGGGCGAGCACGGCCACGAAGAAGGTCTTGCCGTTCTTCCTGGGCACCTCGATGTCCGCCTGCCGGTACTTCCTCTTGCCGGTGGACTTCCATTTCAAGGAAAGGACGTTTGCGGCGATGAAGAGCTCCCAGTCCTCCAAGAGGAATGGCTGGCCGGAGAGCGGGCCCTTGTAGTGCTTGAACTCATAGGCAAACTTGTCGAAATTCGTCAAGACGTCCCAGTCCACATAGAGGTCCGAATTCGCCATGTCACGCTCCCACCTCTCGATGGCGAGGGTGATCGTCCGGCAAGACGGGATCCTACCAGACAAGACGTCCTCGACATACCGCTCGACGCGCTGCTGTACCTTAGGCCTTACTATCACCGCTCAGTCCCTCCATGAATTTGTCCAGGTCCGATTTCGGCGGCGTCTCTTCCCCCTTCAGGCGCTTGCGCCCGAGAGGCGTGAAGCCGAGCATCAGGGCCAGGGTGGACACCTGGTTCGCCGCATCCTTCCGGATCTTGACCGCCGGGTTCGCCTCGTGCTTCGGATTCCCGTACCGGTCCTCGCTGACCAGAACGAGGCCGAGCCGGTCAATCTCCTTCTGCGCCTCCCGGACGTCAATCTGCGCCTGAGCATACGCCGCGACCACGGGAAGGTCCCCGACGCGCAGCGTCCCGCGTGCCATCATGATCCGGCAGGCCTTCGCATACTCCTGACGGGCCTCCGGACCGAGCGCGAAGTACGTCGTGGTCCGGCACTGGCTGAAAGTAGTCACTAAATCGTCATTCTTCATTTTGCACCAAATTTTTGAAAATCACTTTTGTCGAGAGCAAAACTGGGGGCGTGGTCTTGAGCGATCGCGCCTCGAGAAATTTCGACCCCCTACCCGTCCCACTTCTCCCGGTCTCGCTTCAGTTCGTAGTAGGCGACCAATATGAGGAGGGCGAGCTTGAGGTCCACCTTCATCAGGTAGGCCATCCCGATATAGATGAGCAAGGCGACGGTCGCACGCACCCAGCTCGGCACTTTCTCTTCATCCATGTGTCTTCCTCCATTCTTGAATTTTCTTCTTATCTCGTTGACCCTTCTCGTGGTTGCACTCGTCGCACAGGGCCTGAAGGTTGCTCCGGTCATAGAACCGGTCGCCGCAAATCGGCCAGGGCTCAATGTGGTCCACGCATGTCGCGGGCTTGATGATGCCCTTCGACTGGCAGCAGGCGCACAGCGGATGCTCGACCCGGAAGGCCCGGGACAGTTTCGTCCAGCGTGCGGTGTGATAGGGGTCGGCCGACCGTTGACGGACGTACCGGCCTTCCCCTTTCCCCTGCCTGCTCGGAGGATCCCAGCGCAGCTTCATCGCTTCTCGACGTTAGCGCCCATGGGGCGTGTCTCCACATCCTGGGCTCCGACCTTCTTCCTGCCTTTCAGCAGCTGCTCCTTCGCTGAGTCCAGCATGATGCTGGCCGCCCGGTTGGTGGCGTCAATCTCACCCTGGAGGTAGCCGTCCCAATATCCCTGCTCGTACCTGCGAGCCTGTGCGTGCTCGGTGATGCCGAGCTCTACGATGCGCTTCTGCGCCTTGTCTTCAATCTTGTCGCTCATGGTTTGATTGTTTTAATTGTTTTATCCGTTGCATGATGAACTCCTGACAGGTCGTCTTGCCCGCCAGCGCTGACATAACCCTCTCGTCGAGGGTACCTACCGCCACGAGGTGGTAGAGGATCACCGGCCGCTGCTGCCCCTGACGATGCAGGCGGGCGTTGGCCTGTAGGTATTGTTCCAGGTTCCAGGTGGGCGTGTACCATACGATGATGTGCCCACCGTCCTGCATGTTGAGGCCGAAGGAGACGGACGCCGGATGGCACAGCAGGACGCGGATCTCGCCACGGTTCCACCGCTCGAGGATCTCCGGCTCGCCCCTGAAGAGAACAGGCTCGAACTCCTCCAGGGCGACGGTCAGCCGGGCCAGCTCGTGCTGGTAGGCGTAGAAGACCAGGACCGGCTCGCCGGCAGCCTCCACCAGCTCGGCGAGGGCTTCCACCTTGGACCGTCCGACCTCATGCCACTCGTGCTCGCCGTCGTAGATCGCGCCACCGGAGAACTGCAGGAGCTTGTTCGCCAGGGCGGCGGCCGTGACGGCCTCTATCTCCGTGTCGTCCACCTCCATCAGCTGCTCCCGCTCGAAGGTGCGGTAGGCCTTCATCTCCTCCTCGGTCAGGGCGATCTCCATCCCGGCGTCGATGACGTCCGGCATCTCGAGATAGTCCTCGGCCTTCATGGAGAGGCAGATGTCGCCGATCTGGTCGGCTATCCGCTCACGGGCTCCCGGCTTGGGCCTCCACTCGTACACGACGTGTCCATTGTGCCGGCCGGGCGTGAAGTAGTTTGTCCGGTAGGTGGTGAGGGTCCGGCCCAGCCTCTGCCCTCCGTCCAGCAGTTCGATCTGCGACCAGAGGTCCATCAGCCCGTTGGGTGACGGTGTGCCGGTGAGCTCGACGATGCGCCACATCTTCCACCGCATCCGCCGGAGGGACTTGTACCTCTTGGACTGCGGGTTCTTGAAGCTGGATGACTCGTCGATGACCACGCAGTTGAAGTCCCACCGCACCAGCTGGAGGTCGCAGTAGTCCACCAGCCACTTGACGTTCTCACGGTTCACCACGTAGATGTCCGCGTCGGCGTCCACGGCCTTCCGCCTCTGGGCTGCCGTGCCCATGATGACGGAGACGCGCATACCCTTGAGGTGGTCCCACTTCCGGCACTCCGACGGCCAGGTGTTGCGGGCGACGGACTTGGGGGCGATGACCAGGATCTTGTTCACCTCGAGGTACTCCTCCTTCAGCTGCTGGACGGCGGTCAGTGTGACGGCCGTCTTGCCCAGCCCCATGTCGAGGAACAGGGCGCACTTGGGGTGGTCCAGGATGAAGTCGATGGCCCGCTGCTGGTATGCGTGTGGGACGAACCTCATAGCTCCCCCCATTCATCCCGCCGGATCCTCTCCGCGATGACCGCCCGGTCAATCAGGGCGACCGCCTGCTCGAGGCTCGTGGTGGAGTCGATGACGAACACCTGGAAGCCCAGGTTGCGGAGTTGCTCGTGGCAGTGCTTCTGGAGGTCGGTCGGCTTCTTGCCGGTGGTCTTGATCTCCGCGAAGAAGGTCAGTCCGAAGGGCACGAGGACCATCCGGTCCGGCAGTCCGCGATGGAGCTGGGCCGACAGCTTGATGGCCATCCAGCCGTTCCTCTCGCAGGCCTTCCGGAACTTCGCCTCCAGGGTCTTTTCGGACTCTGTGACAATGTGACTCGCGCGCGCGAGACTTTCTATACATACGCGATTAGGCGTGCGTTCCTGTGTGCTTGTATTGCCTAATTCCATATTTTTACAATTTCAGGGAGTTTATTGTCACATTGTCACACTTACGGCTTAATCGGCTGAACTGCAACGAGTTTCGGCTGTGACAAAGGGTGTGACAATATGTGTGACAAAGGATTATTGTCACAAACCGTTGTCACAGCATTGTCACAGTCATTGTCACACGTCTGGAGGTCCCCGACGGTGGTCTCTTCGGTGATCCTCCGGAGCTCGCTCGCGGGGTAGCGGTTCAGGCGCTCGACGTCTTGTGTGGAGAACTTCAGCCACCACTTCCCTTCGAGCCAGACGACACGTCCGTGCCCGTTCCTGGTGATGACGGTGTCCCCTTCGTGGATCATGTCGCCGCAGCAGTCGCGGTGACCGGTGGCGGCGTTCTTTACGAGGTCTTCAATCATAGCGTTACGAGGTACATCCAAAGTTTCAGTACAACTGTAATGACCGCCCAGGCGATCATGCCGAAGGCGATGACGGCGCAGAGTGCGATGATGAGCCACCCGCGCTCGGTGATGAGTCCAAATTCGTCGTTGAGTCTCATAGGGCATTGTCGATTATGCGGTAGCGGCGCTGGAGTCCGTACACCTTGTCGCGTGAGCGGCCGGCGTCCTCCAGGCAGGGCATACCGCGCAGGATCTGGTTGATTTCCTTGGTCTTGTAGCGGGTCTTCTCGTCGGTGCGCGTGCCGAAGCACTCCACCATGACCTCCACGGCGCAGACGGTCTTCCGCATGACGCGGGGCGCTCCGTCCGGGTCCATGGCAGACGCGGTGCGGTACCAGTTCATGCGCTGCTCGGCCGAGAAGGAGTCCCAGGTGTCCGGGACCGGGGTGTGGATGAAGGCGTCGATGAGTCCGATGCGCTCGTCCGCCGAGACCTCGTTGTGGGCCTCCTGGCGTGCCCGGGCCTCCTCCGCCATGTCGCGGTCGAGGAAGAGGCGCTCGCCGGCCTTCCATCGTTGGACGGCCTCCGCCCAGATCTGGTCCACTTCATCCGGAAGGTCCTCCCAGGGGTCGGACGTCACCGGTTCCACGCCGCACTCCACCACCCAGAAGCGCCGGTTGCCCGTGTCGCCCTTGAGGAAGTTCCTCTCGTTGGTCGTGGCGAAGAAGACGCACTGTCTGGGATAGGTTTCGGTCTTGCGGCCGTAGGCCGGCCGGTATGTGTCAGACTGCTTGGATAGATAGGCCTTGTACGCTTCGGAGGTGGACTTCTTGTAGTTGGTGAGCTCGCCCATCTCGCCGAGCCAGATGCCCCTCAGTTGCTCCATTCCTTCCTTTCCCTCGATAGTGGTCAGGGAGTCCGAAAACCACTTGTTGAGAGCCATCAGGCGGACGAGGGTGGACTTGCCGGAGCCCTCCGGCCCGATGAGCGTCAGGACGTAGTCGTACTTGCACCCGGGCGTCATCACGCGGGCCACGGCGGCGCAGAAGTGCTTGCGGGTCATCGCCCTGGTGAGCGGGTTGTCCTTGGCACCCAGGTAGTCGATGAGCAACGTGTCGAGGCGTTCCTTTCCGTCCCACGTCAGCGCGTTGAGGTAGTCCCGCACAGGGTGGAAGTTGTTCTGGGAGAAGACCAGGTCGGCCTCGTCCATCAGGGCGGTCTTGCCGGTCAGTCCCCGGTAGTTGGTGGAGACGTATTCGATGAGGCCGTTGTAGTCGTTGTTGTTCCAGTTGGGGTCGATGTCCATCTTCCGCCACGGCAGGTCCTTCAGGAGGACGATCCGGCCGGTGAAGAGGTCATAGGCGACGGTGCCCCTGAGGCCCTTGTCGTTGCGGAGGATGAGGCCGAAGTTGTCCGGCAGCGGCAGGATCTTCTTCCCCTTGTCGTCGGTCTGCAGGTCCTCCTTCCAGCTGTCGTCATCCTCCATCTCGTCCGCGAAGTCGTCCTGGGCGGACTTGAGCATCTCCCTGACGAGGGCGCCGTGCACCTTGGGGTCTTCCCTGGCGGTCCGCTCCATGTGGAGGAAGGACGGAAGCCGGTTGGCCGGGGTGTTGATGTCGGCCCCCTCGTCCTCGCTCCCGTACAGGTGGATGCGGACCAGGTCGAAGGCGTTCACGAGCTTCTCGCAGCAGGGGTCGGTGCCGTGGTGGCTGTAGGCCCACTTGTCGTCATAGACGATCATGCCGCCGGCGGAGCTGCCCTTGGTGTAGGTCCAGCGGTCCGGCTGGGCGGTCTGGACGTACACGCCCGGGAGGAACGTGTCGATGGCGTCAGCGATGCCGTAGGTGCGGCAGAATGCGCCGATCACACCGTCCTTGGTGGTGGGGTCCTTCTGCCTGGATCCCGGCTTGCCGTGGACGGTCTTCGTGACCCTGGAGGACACCGGCCACTCGAGCGGGTTGGCCCAGTCCACGTAGGTGGCGAGGACCTTGTCCGCGTCGAGCGGCGCGCCCTCCCCGACCTGGAAGACATAGTCCCCGTCGGAGGGGACGGACGGCCAGTACATCAGGCGGTGCGGCTCGTAGGTGGAGTCGTCGAAGGCGTCGATGCCGATGTCGTCCGCCACCCTCCGCGCGATGGGGATGTACTCCTCGGGCGTGACCTCGCGGGAGAGCGGGATCACCAGCCGGTAGCGGGGCCTCTCGGGGGTGCTGCTGTGGGTGGAGTAGAGGCACCAGGCGGTGCCGAAGAGCATGTCGTCCACGGTTCCCACGGTGGCGGGCGTGGCGTCGTCCAGGTCGAGGGTGACCATGGACCGGGAGACGATGGAGTCGGCCTTGCGCCTTCCCCCGTCCCGGACCGTGCCGCCCACGAAGCCTCCGACGTCCTTCACCCGCCCGCGTTGGTCCTTGGTCATGGCCTTGTACTCCTCCACGGTCTCCCGGGTGGTCTTCGGCTTGCCGAGCTTGGCGACGAACTTCTCCCAGGTGGTCTTCCGGTTGGGCCACTCGGTCGCGTTGCGTGACGTTCCTGTTGATACAGTGTATTGGGTCATTTCTCGTCTAATTTGAACTCCGGACAGTCATCCGGATGGTTGCAGTAGCTGCATTGTTTGATGGTCCGCTTTTCGTTGTTCACGCAGGCGTCATCAATCTCTCCCCGGGATGTCTCCACCCAGGGCAGGTAATATTTGCACCTCATACCTCCAGGAACTTGTGCTCCACGGTGCCCGTGGTCTCGTCGTTCTTCACGTTAATCTTGAGTGCGCCCCTCTCGTAGAGGAGGAAGGTGTGCCCCTGATAGCGGAAGAACTCGGTCGGATTTCCCTCGATGGTGCAGTGCTCGAGGTTCTCGGTGTCCTTCACCTGTTCGATCGGAAAGCCGAAGTGCTCCTGGAAGGCGGCCCTCACTTTCTGGTCGAGCACGGCCGCCTGTTCCTTCACGAATTGGTCCAAAATTTCGTTCATCATAGCCTACAGGATAAAAGAGGTTTTGCGGATGATGTTACCGGTATAACCGCGCTTCTTGAGCTCCTCCACGAGTTCATCGTCAGTCGCATTGTAGATGGAAGGCGCATAGGATTTTTCGACAGGTACATAGTCAACGCCGATGTGGACCTCCGGGATGGGTTCTCCAGACCGGATCCGTTCCTTGTCGAGCTCCTTCTGGGCCTCCCTGATGCGCTCCTTCTTCTCCTCGGTCCGTTTCTGCTTGGCCTTGGTGGTCATCTCCACCTGGCAGGTCTTGCAGGCGTACTGGAGTCCGTCCGGGGAGCCCTTGTGCTTGCGGAACTCCGACACCGGCAGGATCTTCCCGCAGTGGGAGCAGCGCTTCATGCCCTCCGGGATGACTTCGGGCTCTTCGGGCTTGGCCGGCGCCTCGTTGTTCTGGAACGGACCGCGCTTGCGGTGGCCCTTGTTCATCGCGCTCTGGCACTCGCGGCAGCACGGCTGGTAACCGTCCTTCGTGCGGGAGTGCCGGCCGAAGTTGGAGATGGGGAGCTCGCGCCCACAGTGGGAGCACACTTTGGTCTGGACGGGGTCGGAGGGAGCCGCCCCGGGCTCGGTGAAGCAGTCGAAGGCGGTCTGCAGGTAGGAGATCTCTTTCCGGGTCTTCGTGCAGATCGGACCGCTGACCGGATGGTTCTGGTAGTAGTGGCACTGGCCACAAATTTTGTTTGCCATGATAGAATTGCTTTATTTAGTCCTTGTAATAGAATGGTCCGGTATAGCCCGCCCCCATGAGCGGGAGGCCTTCGGCCCACTCGGGGCCGTGGCTGAAGCAGTATTCGATGCGAGACAGGTAGTCCTCGGAGGGTACCTCGCACACCACCTCGTCGTGGACGTGGAAGACGGTGCGGATGCCGATGGCGTCCAGCTGGAGCATGACGTGGGCGAGGCAGTCACGGGCGACGGCCTGCGTGATGTTCTCCACGAGCTTGCCGCCGAAGGTCTCCAGCCAGCCCCATTTGTTGGTCTTCTGGTTGACGCCCCTGTAGCGGATGGCCTTGCCGCCGAAACGGTTGACGGTCACCTCGGCGCTCGGCCAGGTGATGCAGCGTCCGGAGGGAAGCCGACACACCAGCCACCCCTCGTGCATCGAGAACTCCAGGTAGGAGTCGCGGACGCTGTAGTCGCGGACGGCTCCGCCGGCCATCGCCATCCGGGCCTCCTTCTCCTCCGCCGTGATCTGCTTGCGGATGCCGAGCCGGGCGGTCTTCTGGAAGCTCTGGATGACCCTGAGGGCGGCCTCCTCCACGTCATGCCAGAATTTGACGATCATGGGGTTGGCGTCCCGCCACTTGGTGACGGTCTCCTTCTCCTCCTCTTCGGTCATCCCGAGCTTCTGCCCGCCCATCGCGTCCAGCGCGGAGACGCCGCCTCCATAGCCGAGGGCCAGCACGGCGACTTTTCCCTTGGGCCGGAGGTCCTCGTTCTGGCCGTGCTTCTCCACCGGTTTGTGGAACATCTGGGAGGCCGTGGCGCAGTAGATGTCGCCGCCTCTGCGGAAGACTTCCAGAACCCACTCCTCCCCGGCGAGCCACGCCAGGACGCGGGCCTCGATGGCGGAGAAGTCGCACACCGCGAAGACGAAGCCCCGGCGCGGAATGAAGGCCGTGCGGATGAGCTGGGACAAGATGTCGGGGACGCTCTTGTAGCCGAGCTCCAGCATCTCCAGGTCGCCGTCCTTCAGGGCCTGCCGTGCGAAGTCCAGGTCCTTGATGTGGTTCTGCGGGAGGTTCTGCAGCTGGACGAGACGGCCGGCCCACCGGCCGGTCCTGGCGCCGTAGAACTGAAGGAGGCCGCGCACCGTCCCGTCCTCGCACATGCAGCCGAGCATCGTCTCGTACTTCGCGTTGGAGGACTTGCCCAGCTGCGCCCGGATCTGGAGGACGCGGTGGACGTTGGGGTCCATCGTTGCCTTCTGGATCTCCGGGAGGTCCTTCTTGCTGAGGGTGTCCACGTCGAAGCCGAGCTGCTCGGTGAGCCAGCCCTTGAGCTGGCCGACGCTGTTGGGGTTGGACAGGCCGGTGCGCCTCATGGCCTCCTCGGTGAGCCGGGCGGTGATGATGGCGCCGATCCGGCAGGCCTCCTTGGCGAGCTGGGTGTCCACCATCACGCCCCGGTCGTTGATCTTCTGGTCCACGGCGTAGAGCTTGCGCTCCCAGGACGGGATGTGCAGCCAGTCGGTCTCGCGGTCGATCTCCCGCTCCACCTCCACGTCGCGGACGCAGTAGTCCTTGAAGGTCTTCCACTCGTCCGGGAAGTCCTCCGGGAGGTTGCGGTCGCTGTCGTCGAAGAGGCCGTCCGCCTTCTTGTCCTTGGGGGTGCAGAAGAGCTTGATGAGGGCCTTTCCCTCGGCCATCTTCTGCTGCTCCAGTCCCAGGGCTGCGCCGGCCTCCTTCAGGCTCATGGGGAGCCCGCAGCGCGACGCCTGGACCATCGTGCAGTGCCAGGAGTCGGCGGGCATCAGGTAGCCCCTTTGGCGGCTCCCCGTCTGCCACAGGTGGACGGACAGGCACACGCGCTCGAAGGTGGCGTTGTGGGCGACCTTGATGACCTTCTCGTCGAAGAGGGCGTTCACCAGCCATTCCGGCAGGGTCTCGCCCTGGGCCAGGTCGATGATCTCCACGGGGTCGTCGTCCTTCGCGTAGGCGACCAGGAGGATCCTGAAGTCCGAATGGAAGGCGTAGCGGTAGAGGCCGGTCTTCGCTATCGGCTCCGGACTGTATGTCTCGATGTCAAGATGCAGTCTTTTCATCTTTCTTCACGATTGAGTTTTCGTCGATTACTTTCTCAGCCTTGCCGATCCGGACGGCAACCAGGTGTGTGTGTGTGTGTAGAGGTCGGGAACGTACTCCTGGACGATCGCATCCTTGACCTTGCCGTCCGACAGGCGGACCTTCACTTTTTCTCCGATTTTGTACATGAGTCGTTAGTTTTGGGTTGTGGTACCCGGGAGGGCGGTCAGGCCCCACCCGGGCGGCCGGCGGTTAGCTGAAACGGGAAACATAAACCTATCTTAACTGCGGGACTTGCA